TATTAATTAATCATCGTAAATTAAACATTCTAATTCTGATGGATTTTGATCGCAATAAAGTTCGAGTGCAGTTGGATCGTGATGATCTCCTGCTTCAATTTCTTCTTTGTGATGTTCTACATATTCTTCCAAGTCATGAAGTTCACCTTCGATATGACGACGTTGGTTGGGAGAAGTCATAGGATTGTCAAGGATCTCTTTGTCCTTAGCAATATGTGATTCGATATTTTCCATAAGTAATTGCTTCTACGTTTTTATTTAGTGCCGTGGTTTGATTCAATATCCCCATACGAATCTCGCATCAATCTTATGGTTGTTGTAAATTTTCCATTTGTTGATTTCGTACTATCATAAGTATGTGTCACTTCTTCAATGAGGTAAATGCCACTACTTTCTTGATCATATGGTTCATCCTGTATTCTAGCACCAGGAGCTTTATTTACAAGTTTTATGTTGATCTTATCACCTGCACAAATTTCAGAATTACCCGGAATCACAACTGTTGCCATTTGATGTTTCAATAGTTCATATCGCATTAAAGACTGTGCTGCAAAATGTTTATGAAAATCACAAAATTCACTTGGTTCTTCTGATTTATCTTCTTCTTCATAAGATGCAATTCCGGGTTCATTGTACCAGGACTCGTGATCTAAGATTGTAGATACAATTCTAGTTGGATAATCAGAAATAGACTTATCTCCAAATTTAATTAAAGATGGTTTATTTTGTGCTCCAAGATGCTTCATGCTATCATATGCATCTTCTAAACTATAGTCATATTCATGATACTGACCTGTAGAATGATTAAAGAAAACAATGAGACTAGAATACTTACCCTTTCTCATAGCAGACATAACATCAACTTCAGACTGAAATACTGTTTGAGAAATTGTAAGTCTATCATCTGCACCATCTGATTGATTAGCTGGTTTTTCAATGTATGGACCCCATGTGTTCTCGTCATTCGCATCTAGTAGATCATCAACAGCGAAGAAATTATATCCTCTCTTATTTTCCCAGAAGAAATACCCAGCAGATCCACTAATTTTACCTCTGTCTCCATCAGATTTTGAATTTTTTCCTGCAGATCCACCACTATCAATTTTTACACTCTTTACACATAACGATGAGATAATATCAAATGGTCTCCTATTTGTAGGAAGCATTTTTACAGCAAATTGAGTTGGTGATGTCATTCCATTTAGATTTGTAACCAAAGGAACTTTATCACTGTTTAAATCTTCTGTAAGAATTTTAGAAATAATTTCTTCTGGTTTTCCTTCCAATCTTTTCATTAATCTCACACATTCATTATTAAGTGCTTCAACAGATACAAGACCTAAAGTAAATGCTTGTACTTGATTTTTAGCATATCTATTACCTACTTTCCATACCTGCATTACATATTCTTGTGGTTCATCTGCAGAAGAAGTGTCCACAACTATCTTAACAGTCTCACCACCTTGAATAGGAAGATTTGCTAACAGTCCAGCACTATCAGCAACACTCATAGTTCCTGCAACAAATGGACTAGTAACATTCTCAACATACGAAAATGTACTTACCATTTGCTTGATTTCATACCCTTCTGTTTCTCCAAGTGCTGCTATAACAACACTCTTTAAAGAGAAATCTGTGATATTTTGAAACTGTTGTGATTGTGCCATTATGCTAATGATCTAAGTTTTAATTCTTGGAACGCACCAAGACCTGCAGCATTCATATCAATGCCAGCAGATACCCCATTTGGATTAACTCCACTACTTTGCTTACCGCCACCAGAACCATAGTAATTATTAATTACTGTAGGTGCTGCAGCAACACCAGAAGCAGATGCTACTTGTGCTGAAGTCGCCATGATAGGTGTTCCAGTATTTGGAGATGCTGGTGCTGCAGAAATAGGACCAGGACTAGGAGTAGCGCCAGTAATACCATTTGCTCCTAAAGCAGACATTCCAGCATTTTGGAACATTTGTGATTTTTGTTCTGCTGTTAAAGGAGCACCCGAAGGTGGAGCTCCAGGAGACCCTGCTTGTGCAGTGGATACTGCCTGTTGACCAGGCATTCTATACAATGCTCCCTGTCCACCATAATATGAATTATATCCTTGTGCTGTAGAAGACCAACTCATCGCTGCTTTACCAGATGAATTAGATAAAATAAATTTATTATCGGTTGCAACACCAATATGTGCCTGTGGTGGAGACTTCCGATCCTTCATAACAAATACATCGCCTGGTTGTTGTTGACCATATGGGACCTGCTGCCAACCAGCATCAATCATAGATTTCTCAGCATCAGGAACATATAGTGATGATCCCCATGGTGGAGTGATACCTGCTTTGCTGAATACTTTGTTCACAGCATATACACAACCATTCTGACCACCATCAGGACCGTCTGCTGTGCTCATTCCTTTCAAACTCTGTGCTGCAGCAGCAAGATTTTGCGATCCCCCAGATCCAGTTTGAGCAGATGCTTGGAATGGCGATCCTGATGCCTTAAGTGCAGATAACTGACCCTTAACGGAAGAGAAACTAGTCAAAGACTTGTTAGTTCCAACTCCATCATAGTATCCCTTACCAGATGCATTTTCAGGAAGTGCTGCCCACTCCATAGAAAGGTTCTTAGCAAATTGATCTTCGTCAATTTCGCCAGACATAAAGTCATCAATACCTCTTCTCTTTAAAAGTAATTCAAATATCTTGTCTTGACCTGCTTTATCAAATTTAAATGATGAAGTATCAATACCAGCATTCTTAAGGACTTCACTGGCAGTTCTCATTTGAATTTGATAACGACCCATGGCAAACTGACCACCTTTTTCAGAATTTAATTGATCTATAGTTTTACCAAGCACAGATTCATCTTTTGCTCCACCAACCATCTTAGTATAATCATTTCCAGACTCAAGACCACCAATAAAGTCTGCAAGTCCACCAGTATTAACTGTGGATAAATTTTTATCTCCACCAAGACCAAAGAGCTTATTTAATCCACCACCTAGAAAATTACCTAAACTTTTAGATAATCCACCTATAATTGGACCAAATATTCCAGACATAATATTTCCAAAAAGATCACCAAACATTTTAAATCCACCCTTGTTTTCAAAATATAATTTAAGACCTGCTGACTGTAGATCAGCATATTCTTTCTTACCTTTTTTCTGTGCCTCAAGAATACCTTCTCCCATTGCCTCGAAAGTATTTTTGCCCCTTCTACCTTCTAGTGGAAAAACACCTTCTGCTCCAGATTCACCCATAAGGGCATTAGTCGGTTGTGTAATGATACCACCCTTAGCGAATGGCGTCATTCCCATATCTCTGGCAGCAAGAGCAGCATCAATACCAACTGACCCAACTGTGCCAACACCAGGAACTGTTGATGCTGCACCAGATGCTAACTCAAGACCAGCACCCACAAAATCACCCTGTAATGCTCTCTGTGCTGCAAAGACAGCACCGAGACCCAAACCAACTAAAGGTATCTTTTTGCCAACTGATTTAGCAACAGCACCCGCTCCTATCTTCGCAGCACCCTTAACACCAAGTTTAGCAGCTGCTTTGCCGCCATATTTACCTGCTGCTTTTGCTGCTGCTTTACCACCATATTTTGCTGCTAATCGTGTTCCTACTCGTGCTGCACCACGCTTACCAACTGCTTGTACTACCTTTTTAGCACCAACTTTACCACCAATACCAAGTCCAGGTCCACCGCCAGCACCACCGCCTCCGCCAGATCCACCGCCACCAGGTAGTAACTTTTGGAATTTTTCTGGTGTAGTAAACCCAGAACGATCAGAACCTTTTTCTAATGCTTTTTCTTCGCCTCTAGCAAGTGCTCTAGAAGCAAGTTTATCTGATTGAGCTTGTTGCTCGTTATGCATCGAGCGTTGCGATTTTGTCTGCTCTTCCGTTAGATTAGATAAAGCAACAATTGCTTGTGTATTCCTATTAACAGCAGCGACAATATCGACGCCACTATCAGGTGAAATTGCAGGAGTATTTGCCGAGGCAGTTCGCATTTCCTGCGATTTTCTAAAGTCTGAAACTCTTTGTGATTTTGTTAAATATTCTCCACTATCACCAACACCAGTTTGCGCTTTTGCAAAGAAATTTTCTGCATTTAGCGGTTTTGCTTCTGGTGCAGAAGAAGTAGAACCAAAATCAGTAAAAGTTCCACCTTTTCTGGTCTTTGGACCACCTGCCGTATCGGGATCAGTAGTTCCTAGGTATTTTTGTTCTTTTCTATTAATATCAGTGGCATTTTTGCCAACAATAGCAGTTTTTGCCTCTGTGTTTACAATACCTGCTTTTTTGGGAACAATAGCACTAGAAGTAGCACCTGTTAGTAGTTTTGTTGCAGCACCACCAAGCATTTTCTGCCCTGATGGTGGAAGTTGTGCTCTATCTTTCCCCCCAGGTAACAAGTCCCTTACTTCTTTTACGTTAGCATTAACGACACGGAGATCTTTGCGAAAAAGTTTCTTGAATGCATCATATAATCTCTTATATGGGATTCCAAGTCCTTCGCCTGATACTGCTTCTGGTGTAAGATAACCGTGTGCCATTATTACCTTGCTGCTTTTTCTTGTTCTTGTTTGACTTGTTCTAGGTATTGCATGAGGAGACTAGTATAAACTTGTCTCTCCCAAGGCATCATATCTTCTATTTCACTCAAACTATATTTATGGTGTTGCATCAAGGCAAAATTAGTCTTGTAATACCCCTCTAACGTATTATGAAAGAGGCTTATCCGAAAAAATTAGATAATCCTTGAATTACAAAACTATTTTCAACACCAGTATTTGGGTTTTTTAACTTAATCTCATGTTTAAGGACTGGCATCTCAGAGAAAAATTCCTGAACTTTTTCAAATTGCTTATTTGTCAATCCTTCAATAAATTCAATAAATTCTTTTTTTGATGTAGTCGAACTGTCATATACATCTTCACCATCAAAAATTTGATCGATACATTTCCCCATGATCTCAATAACTTGGTCGCTAGTATCTTTTGCGATAATCGATACTTTTACAAATTCTTCAAATGCTGGATATTTCATAATCACGCCCATCTCATCAGATAGCATGATTTTGTCAGAATGACCTTCTGATTTGATAACTTGAACATCTGTCAAATTAAGATTGTACTTAACTTGCGTTTCACCGTCATCTTCACATGTTAGCAACATTTCAACAACTTCGCCAACTGATACAGCACGAATTTGCAAGAAAATATATTCTAAATCAAAAATTGCTAAATCTTCTAATTTTACGCGAGATTGGATACAATTTTTCAGTAATGTCCTTGTAGCTTCTTCAATCTGCTTATCATCTTGAGATTCAAGTGCTAATAAAAGTAATTTCTCTTCTTTTACGACAAATGGGCGATATTTGATTTTTTTGCCATTTGAAGGAATTTCCAGTTCGTAAGTTGGTAATGCAACTTTTGGTAATGCCATTATACTTAGATCATATCATATTAATATTTAGTGCGACTTTTTTGACCAAAAATTAGCAGGAAAAATTTTCCCACTTTCATGGATTTGAAAAGTTGGTTTTCACAGTCTAATATCATTCTTGATCACATAGTGTCTCATGTAAGAGAACTGTGCTGTTACTTGCGTCAGTTGACTACTACCGAACTGTAGAGGCACTGCATCAATAGCATAAGGATATGCTTGCTCTAAGATATATGTAATAGGTGCTCTTTCTATAGGAGAATTTGGTCCAATTTCAGTCTTGGTAATAGCAATTTTACATGCATATTCATCCCTATATTTTAATCTGATATTTCTTCCCTCTGGTCTGCCAGCATCGAAGGCAGAAGATTCCATTGCTGATTTTGATTTGCCAACAACATTGTCACCCTCTTCATTAAAAATAGAATCAGTCCAATCTTGTAGAAATTTAAGCGATGACATATTAGCATCACACATAAATCCCAATTGAATTTCAGTAAATACTCTTGTGTGGGGGTAGTTTACAGATCCACTACCAACATATGTGCCATTCATTTGACCTTGTGCCGTATTGGTATTCGGCAATTGTGCTTCAGTGCAAAACATTTCAAAGTAGTCAGATGATTGTCCACCTGGAGGAGTAATAGGTGGATTGATAAACTTTACAACAAAGTTATTACTGAACGACATCCCGCCGTTTACTGCCATTGTTGTTAATAGACGATCTATCGACACACTAAATACCTATGTTGGTCTCTTTATATTTATGGCATACTCTGGATTTTACAAACCTAAAAATCCTACTAAGTATCGTGGTAATCCAACAAACATAGTTTATAGATCACTTTGGGAACGTAAGTTCATGGTGTTCTGTGATAGTAATCCCTCAATAATTGAATGGGGCAGCGAAGAGATAATCATTCCCTATCGCGCACCCGATGGTAAGGTAAGACGATATTTCCCTGACTTTTACATTAAAGTAAAAGAAAAGAGTGGCAAACTTACTAAGTATATTATTGAGATCAAACCCAAAAAGCAAACTCAACCACCGAATGAGAAAAATAAAAAAACTGCTGCCTATCGTAATGCCGCACTGACTTACGTAAAGAACCAAACTAAATGGTCCGCTGCGAGAGAGTATTGTGAAGACAGGCAGATGAACTTCTTAATACTAACCGAAGATCACTTAGGAGTCTAAAATGGCAACCGGATTTGCGTCAGTCCA